CGTTCGATTTCATTACGCAATTCATCGTTAGCATATTCAGCTAGTACGATTTTCTCTTTAAATCCGATTTGTCTTAATTCTTTCATTGTTTATTACTCCGTAGTAAGCGCGGGACCATCCCGCTGTATGGGATTATATGAGAGTACAATATTAAATGCAACTATCCGCCGATTGCTATCATGTCCGAGTCCACAACAAAGCCCGTCCGGTCGCGCTTGGCTTTACCCTTTGCACGTAATCCAACTATCACGCCGCCGGCTTTAACGTTAACGATGTCGGATAGATCGCCGTCAATAACAGTCTGCCCGTCCCAAACTGGCGGTAACTCATTACGGAATACGACCGCCATGGGAGTACCTCGCGGCCGTCTATTAACACTCTTCTGGTATTGGTCCCGCCCGCTATAACTAAATATTAGATTATAGTTTGACGGGGTCCGGCCAATGCGGTCGACTCGTTTGGTGTAGTCGTAAAAGTTTAGCGCCGGAAACGCTTGCGGTATGCCATGGTTTTCGTAATCAATATCGGAAATAGTATTCAACCGGACCCAACCAGTTACATTTTGTTTGGCGCATAGCTTATCAAAGTTTGTAAGCTCGGCCCGCAATTGAGAAAGGAAACCGGAACGGTCGGATAAATAAAAGTCTGTTTTGTTTTGTCGTGCAGTTGCCACGTTTTTAAACGCACCGCGTCCGCTAGACTTTAAACAAGTTTCAAAGCATCCGGCCGCTTTACTGCCCGCACATATTTTGCGGTCGGGCATTAAGGACAGACTAGCGACGCGTATGTTTTCGCCCCGCTTGATTGTCTTGGCTATTTTCGTGTTCGAACCCCCAACGTTTAATAGTTTCATGATGTCACCTTTTCGTGCCAAGCCTTGCAAGCTCTTTGGCTTATATAGTAATAGGCGCTTAGATCGGATAAACGATATTCTTTTAACATAGCTCTGGCGTTTTTATACCCTTCGTAAAATTCGTCAACTGTTTCAAGGTTGCCGTATGAGTCTTTGCGGTTTATATAAATCATGCTGTCACCTCTTTTAGAATGACAACTTTCTTTTGGTTGTAGAATGCAATCCACCCAGAACAATCTGTATCGTTTTCGTTTTCGTATGCCGGTTCGATCGAGACAAGGTGTTTTTTACTCTTGGGCGCTTTGAAATGCTCAACGGCTAGGCACTTCGCCCCATATAAATCGTGTGCTTTCATGCTGTCACCTCACAAGGTGTTGCAAAGTGGTAGCCACCGCCATCTGATGTGTAAAACATATTCGAACTTGGGTATCCGCAATTAATCAAGTATCGCCTATAACCCACAACCATTTTCCGAGTAGTTCGGGCTTGGTAGTCGAGAGAATCCACCCAACAAAGTACCCAAGTGTCAGTTTGCCCTCTGTCTAGCGTTTCGAACCAGTGTTTAACCTCGTTTTTATATATCCGCGTCCTTGTCTCTCGCTCCTCTGGCAGTAGTATTTCTGTAATGTATTTTGAACCGCCTATTGTGTGTTTATCTGCGGTGGGATACCAACCTTCTTCGTTCGTTGTCCCTATGATGTCACCGGTCTTGCCGTCAATAATATAATACTTTTTATCTGATAATAGTTTCATGATTGTTTATCCTGTTTAAAAATTAGATACCAAAAGAATAAATTAGCTAACACGCTGTATATAGTGCCGTCCGCTAAAATAGTCATTAATAATTATACTGTTCGGCGCGGCGGTCTCGAAAGCTTGCTTCAAAGTCACTGTAATCATTCATATTTACAGGTCGAGTAACGCAAGGGCCCTCGGCATAATCTTGTATGTTGTTTTCCCAAGATTCATAGGCAACTATAGTGGCCGGGATAAGGTCCATTCTATCGCCCTCGCATTGGTCGCAATCCCGCGACCATTGATACACGGCTAATTTTCTATCGACCGCTAAACTATCGATCAACACCTTTAACTGTTCACGTTCGGCTAAATAATCCATCTCAATTTACTCCGTAGTTATATAAGATTTATCGCATACTACCTGACAATAAAAAGGCCGTCAACTAAACGGGCTATTCACGGTCATCACTCCCCGGTGGTTCAAAAATACGCCGTAAATCGATTAATTGTTGTGCAATGGCGTCGAGTTTTTCCCGGTGTTGGCTAGTAACCAAATCATCGGCCGCTTTAGCTTTTAAGATAGAAACTTGAATATCGTTAACTAAACGATGTTGTAATTCTGATATTTTCGACATTTTACATATTCCTTGGGTTATGGGATTTATCGCATACTACCGGACAATAAAAAGCCCGTCAACTAAACGGGCTAATCATTTACCTTTTACGGTTGCGCTTTGGTTTTACTCGCGGCCGCTTTTTTTTCTTTTCAAATTCTTCAACGGCTTCCTTTCCATAAATTAATTCAACTAACCATCCAATCAAAAACATTATTTAACCACCTTTAACTTGGCTCGGGGTTTAGCTTTCGCGTTGGCCTTAGCTTTAACGGTTGCCCTAATAACTGCCTTGGGTTTTGGTTTGGGTTTGGGTTTTGGTTTTGGTTTTGGTTTTGGTTTGGGTTTCGGCTTGGGTGTCGGCGCTACAGCAACCGGCTCCGGGATTACCTCGGGACTAAAAAATAAACTCTTGATCCATTTCCACATTTTCATTACTCCGTAAGTTATTGGATATACGATAGTATGCGATTACCTCGGACTAATCAAGTTAAACACATCGGTCCAGTTAAAGGGCTGACTCTGCACCATTACGGGCTCGGTTTTAATACCGTCTAGTTTAACGTCAATGGCTTGGTCTGCTCGATAAATGTGCAGTTCGGACTTTTCTAAATTGTTCTTTTGTTTCTTAATAAATATCCAACTACTGCTACGGCTATGTTTGGTTAGCCAACTAACTTGGTGCGGCCTAAGACTGACCGCATTACCCGTAATGAACTTTAGTTCGACCATATGGAACAAACCGTCTTCGTCACATATTAAAAGGTCAGGCACTCCCGGGACTGCCGTCGACTCTATTCTAGTGAATATTAGCTTTCGAGACTTCGACGTCTTCGCCGCTGTCTTCATCTGTAGATAAAATGCGGCTTCTCGCTTTGTCGCGGTTGTCGGCATTGTCTATTTCCTCGGGAGTGATATCAATAGTAACCGGAGCATACTGGCTCTTGAGCTCAAGCAATGCTTTTTCGACCTCGTCTTTACTCATGCTGTCTATGCTTCCGTGCCTAACCTCGGACTTACTAACATAGATGTCGCCGTGCGCTTGACCCCGGCGGTACTCGGCTTGAACGGCGGCAGAATATGCACCGTTTTCTATTGCCAAGTCTCGGATGCCTTGCAAGTCTCTAAGATGTCTTTGAAAGGTAACGCCGAACTTCTCGTCGAGCTCGTTACGATAGCTTTTGATAGCATTAACAACATGGGGTGATATGTGCGGGTTAGTTAGTTCGTATGCCCGAGTGTGGGCAGAAGAGGCAGGGTAGCCGGCATTGATGGCCGCCTCTCGTAATGTGATCTGTCCGTCTTTGCTTACCAGTTCTTTAACGAACAGTTCTTGTTTGCGTGTCAGTACAGATTGTTTGTTTACTTTGGGCCGGCCTGCGGTCTTCTTTACAACTACGGGTGCCGACTTCGGCAGTGGTTTCTTCGCCATAAAATACTCCAGTTAATACGCGATAGTTTACCTAAAAACCAATCTATGTATATACCCAAGTAATATTCTTTTTTAATTCTTTTATATTTTGAAAGGGCTTAACGCAGTTTACTGTTTATCGTTACATTTTACTTTATCAACGTGTAACCTTTCGTGTTACCGCGCCAGACCGCTAGTTTGCTGACATCTGCCTCGAAGTTACACCGGTTACACCGGTTACGCCTATATTTCACCTTTTTTTATTTTTTTTAATTTTGGCTCTATATACGTAACGGCGTAACTACGTAACCTTTAGACACAAAAAAGCCCCTCGGAAGGGGCCAATTGGTCAATCTGAACCACGGTTCGCGGTCAGTGGTGCGATACCTAAGCTAATTGTAAATTGTTTATCGAGCATTGCGTCGCGTTCATCGTCTTTAGAGCGTTTCTCGCACCAACAACAAAGGTCGCCTTCATTGTAATTAAGGATGGTGTCGCAACCGTCGCAGTAATCGTGTTCATCGTCTGGTGATGGTTGCGATTTGTTGCGGTATACGCCTTTATTTTCGATGAAGTCGCTGTAATCGTTATACGCATCATCTGAGATACTACAGGGCATGCGGTTCATGTTTTTTCCTTTAAGTAATAAGTTCAGTCATGCATGACGGGCAGAACTTGGCGCTTTGTTGTGTTTCGCCGCAGTCATTGCAGATAGGGCTAGTATCCTTGGATTCATAATTATCATTCATTTCATACTGATCGTCGCCTGTTTTCTTTACGAACCCGGACTTTAGGGCTTTGGCGAGGAGTTCGTCCTCGCCGTATTGAAACCCGAAGCTAGGGGCTTGGTTAATAAACAATGAGGTTTTCGTAAAGGTAGTCATGAGGTTGGTGCCAAGTAAAGGGTTATAGAATCAAATTCTTTCCACTCGCATGACGCGTTTTTATACGTGGTTTTGGAATGATCTATAACAGGGAA